GTCTCAGCGACTTCCTCGACCTTGAAGTATTCAGCGACAAACACAACATCAGGCGTTGCCCAATCAAACTCGTATTGATGGATGATCTTTGGCCAGTCTGTCGGGTCATCGTTGTAGGTTTCTTTGTAACTCTCGCGGGTCATACTGTTGACCACAAAGCAAAACAAAGCGTCCGACTTGTCCTGGCGTTTCGAGTTCAGGTCAAAGAATACCGAGCTGTCAGCATCAAAGATCGGCTCAAAGATGATGCGCTGGCGGTCATTGTCCTCATCTTCGTCATCTTCGTAGACGGTTCTGAGCCTGAATGCGCCAATGCCGCCACCCACTGCTTCTTCAAATGCGTTGTCGTAGGCTTCATTTGCCACCGAGTCCTGCTCGTCAGCCCTGTAAAGACCATCACAAGTGTCAGCCAGACTATCTTCTGCGCCATCTTTGGCGATGTAATCGACTGTGATTCGGTTGTTTCGGTACTCGTTAACAATACGAATGACCGACAGCATGATCTTGTTAACCTCGAAACGAGGCTTATTTTCATACTGATCGTAGAGTGGACCTTCCCATTGTGCGCCGCAAATAGAGTAAAACCGCCGATCCTGCAAACATTGGAGACGCTCGTCCCGCAGCGCAGTTTGGATGTCGTTGTACTGGCGCAGAGCCTCAGCGTGCAAGTTTGCCAAGCGTTGATCGGTTGGTATGCGTGCCATGTTTATCCTCTTTGTGCGTATTAAATCACCATTTGTTAGCAACTGGCAAGGGAGTAAAGGTCTGAACCTTAGAAATATTAGTTCTCCTGACACCTTCGCAAGCATACCGCAGTGCGTCAATCACATGGTTCTTCTTGTCTTGCAACAGCGGCAACACTCGTCCAGTTAGCGGATCGGTGCGGTAACTGTACAGACTCAGCTCGTCAATCGTGTGCTTACATCTTGGATGCACCACGATGTCGTAGTTCTTGAGAAACTCGATGCCTTCCTCTACAGACTTCGCCCCTTTGACTGCACCCATGATCTTAGGAAACCCGTTCTTTCTCATGTGGCTGATGGTCTCTGGTCTTGCTGAGTCTGCCACGATTGGCCACTTCTCTGCCTCTGGAATGGTCATAAACAGGTCAGGCGTGTTCACAATCTCGCACCCGACCATGTACGCTTCGTAATCAATGTATAGCGTGCGCCCAATAATGTGGCATCGCACCAACACTGTCGGATCAATAGCGAATCCCCAATCCGCGCCCAAACGGTGGATCGCCTCTGGTGAGGCTTCAAAATCGTCAATCTTCCAGTTGCGAAACACCCTGGCGTTGCTGTTTGTTAGATACTGACCTTGCCAGACGTGCTGATACTTGTCTGGGTCTCGCCTTTGGTCGTACTCCATCTCGTCGCGCAAGACATCGGGAAACCAAGGGTTATCGCTAAAGTTGACCTTGATGACCTGAGCATCCTTTGGTGGCTCAGGACCACGCAGCAGAAAGTCCACAGGATCGGATTGCTGGCGTGGATTCCATGAGAACCACAGCTCAGAGTCGGGCTTTCGTATCGTTGGGCGCAACAGATCGAGACTCGTCTGGCTTAGGCTCTGGGCTTCCTCCACCCAGGCGCAATCGTATCCTTCTAGCGATTTAATTGAGTCGCTTGTATGGTTTTGCATACCTTGAAAGATAATCGCGCCATCGCCCTTTTTGGACTTGATGACCGCATCTTGAACCTCAAAGTAGGCGCCAGCGTTCATTGCTTGAATCTTTGTCTCAAGCAGGCGTTTGACCGATTGCTGCAGCGACTTCTGTATTTCACGCACACACACGCTTCGACGCTTCTGATCCATAATGTGAGTCTCGATCATCATCTCAGCAAAGAAATGAGACTTGCCTGAGCCTCGACCGCCCCAAGCTGCCTTGTATCTGGACGGGTCAAGCAATGGAACAGCCCACTCTGGAGTCTTGAGCTGCAGCGTTTTACCCATTCTTGACGATGACACGCTCAATCTTGGCAAATTCTAGGGGCGCACCATCTGCACCCGTTAGCTCATGCTTTTGCGTCTCAGCCCAGCGCATTTGGGTCTTTGACCACCAGATCATGGCTGTGGTATCGCCGCCCATCGCCTTCTGGAATAGCGTCTTGCCCACTTGAGCGTTTGCCTTGGACTTACCAGACACCAGCTCAGAGCTAAAGTGCGCCCTCAAAGTGTCAATGTGGATTCCATCCCGTACCAATGCGCCAATCTGGTCAATTGGTAGTCCGTATCCAGACAAGGCTTCGACCTGTTTGCGCTCGGCTTCTGTCGGTACAAAGGCTGGTCTGCCTGCGCCTGAACGCGCTCCACCATTTGGACCTCGCTTTTTTAGTGGTGGTTTTTCAGTTATTTGTTTCTTTGCTGCCATGTGAAACCTCCGCGAAAGGTTGACCTGTATCTGCGTGAATTGCTTTCTTACCTGTGAAATCCTGCCACCGTTTAATGATTACATCGCAATACTTAGGGTCTAGTTCCATTAAATATGAAACACGACCATTCTTTTCTGCTGCAATAAGTGTTGTTCCGCTACCACCAAACAAATCCAAAACAATATCACCACCCTTTGTATTGTTTAGCATTTGATACTCAAACAATGCCACAGGCTTCATCGTTGGGTGCTCACCGTTACGAGATGGCTTATCAAACTCCAATATGGTTGTTTGCTTTCTATCTGAAGCCCACAGATGTCCAGAGCCATCTTTCCAACCATACAGACAAGGCTCGTGCTGCCAGTGATAATCTTGCCTGCCCATCACCAATGATGATTTTTTCCATATTAAGCATTGACGCACTTTCCATCCAGCGTCATTGATTGCCCCTCTGAAGTTGTAACCCTCTGAATCTGCGTGCCATATATAAAAAACAGCACCTGCTTTCATCACAAAATCAGCGGTAACAAACGCATCCCGTAAAAACTGACGAAAGCTATCATCATCCATACTGTCATTTTGAATGGTTAAACTATTTTTAGTTTTTCCCACGTATGAAACATTGTACGGAGGGTCAGTCAGCAGCATATCTACCCCCCCCCCCCCCGCAAGTTTTGTCACCGCATCAATGCTTGTGCTGTCACCACACATTAATTTGTGCTTGCCTAAAACCCAAACATCACCTTTGACTGTTATTGAAACATCAGGCACTTCTGGAATTGCATCTTCGTCCGTTAATCCATCGGTGACTTGAATTGGTGACAGAGCCTCAATCTCTTCTGGCGTGAACCCGATCAAATCAAGATCGAAACCTAAGTCACCCAGCTCACCAAGCTCTAGCGACAACATCTCATTGTCCCACCCAGCGTTTAATGCTAATTTATTGTCAGCAATGACATAGGCACGTTTCTTGGCATCCGACCATCCTGTGGCCACGACAACTGGGATTTCTTTGATCTTTAGCTTTTGGGCTGCAAGCGTTCTACCGTGGCCAGCGATGATGCCGCCGTTCTCATCGACTAAGACTGGTGTTGTCCAGCCCCATTCTTTAATGCTCGCCGCGATCTGGTTTATCTGCTCGTCGCTATGGGTGCGGCTGTTGCGTGCGTAAGGCACAAGTTTGTCGATTGACCACTGCTCGACTTTGTCTGCTGGATTCATATAACCTTCGCGAAAGGTTGATTCTGCGTAATAACTTAAAGAGTAGCAATCACGATTGTACATCCACCGCCAGTTTTAATCACTCCCCTGGCTATCTCTATCTTGTCGAATTGTGAATCTGAGTCATAAATGCCTGCGTTTTCTAAACTATCGAGCAAACTTTTAAGTCTGTTATCCAAATCTTGCTTGCGTCGGTCTTTCGGGAATATCGTGATGATGGCCTGAAGTCGGGCATCGCCAAAGTATGGTGTTTTGTTCAGTAAAACGTATTCTTTGACGGTTTGTTTATATTCCCTAGCGGCTTTAGAAAGTATTGTTCTGCCGTGGAAATTGCGCCAGTAAGCGTTTACTGACGGTGGCAAGGGAAGTTGTAGCGTGGCTAGCATTTAATCAGGTTGCGCTCAAACAACTCGCCAATCGTGCGTCGATGCGCCATTTCCCAAAACTCCCTGCGCTGGTCTTTTGTCAGTTTATTACCTTGATCGAGATCCATGTGGCAACTAAAACACAATGCTGCAATGCGGTAATCTGACGCTTTGATGCCTTTTCCTTTACCGTCAGCCAGTTGGTTTGAATGGGCCGCAACCACAGTTCCATCTTCAGTTTCGCAAAGTTGGCATGGCAGCTGGCGGCAGGCCACTAAGAGTTTGGGGTTTCTGTACATTTATGTTCTGCCCATTCTTGCAGGTTAACTACGGCAATCTGCATATCCACCGCAAAATCAGCGGCAGCATCAAATTGACCTTTTAAAATTGCGCTTTGATATTGATGCGTCAATTTTTTAAGTTTAATTAGGCTTTCAGAATAGTCGATCATTTTTTACCCTTTAAAAAGGTATTAACTTTTGCCCTAAGTTCTTCCACGCTGCCAACATCATCAATAAAGTCTAAGACTGAAGCGCATATTTGAAGTTCTAAAACTTCAGTTGCTGATAGTTTTGTGGTTTTCTTATTTGTTATTGCAGCTACCTGTTTTAGTAATTCGTGGCTCATTTCGTTA